AAAATGATTATCTAGATATATGGACAAATACTATGAAAGAAATAATGGAAGAAGCTGCATTAGAAATAGTAACTAATGGCTTATTAAAAGCTGAAGTAACAGTAGATAAATGTTGGACAAAATAAAAATAAATAATATGGATAAAGAATTAGTAGAATATTTCATTAATGAAATGATAGAAGATAAAGAATGGCATGATAGGTGGAAAGCAAATCATATTGAATTTGACAACTATTTTAAATATAGTGGTAAAATTGAAGAAGATTCACCTAGTTATCAATTTGAATCTCAAAATGTTACTAAATATAATGATAAATTATATGAAATAAAAATAAAAGAAAAAGAAAATGAACACATTAACACTATTTGACATGGATCAAGTAAAAGATATAGAACAAAGACGAGCATTAAATGCTTGGGTTAAAGCTGATTATATAGGTAGTATAATAGCTGGAACAGGTTTTGGTAAATCTAGATGCGGAATATTAGCAATAAAGCATACACTTTCTCATAAAAATACATGTCCTGAATCAGGTAAAGCTTTAATACTGGTTCCTACCATACAACTCCAAGATCAATTTCATGAAGAGTTTTATAAATGGGACGCAGGAGATCTTTTAAATCAAGTGGATATTTTATGCTATCAGTCTGCTTATAAACTTCAAAATGAACATTATGATATTGTAGTGTGCGATGAGATACATTTAGGCCTTAGTAAAGAATATAAAAAATTCTTTGATAATAATACATATGATAAATTACTATGTATGACAGCTACTATACCTGAAGATCAAGAATATGCTAATTATTTAAATATATTAGCACCTACAATTTATAGTATTACATTAGATGAATGTGTTAAACTAGGATTAATAAGCCCTTATAAAATAGAATGTATACCTGTAGAATTAACTTCAGATGAAAGAGAACAATATAAAAGTATCAACAATCAATTTGTTAGATATAAATATATGTTAGGAGAGTTTAATGCTTTTGATCGAGCTAAACAAATTATGAGTACTTCAAATTCTCATCCTGAAGATAAAAAAGCTGCAGCACAATTCTATCAAGCTATTAGAGCAAGAAAAGCAATTATAGATTTCGCTGAAAATAAAATATTAAAGTTTAAATCATTAGTAATGAATAATTTAGACAATAAGATTTTAGCTTTTAGCGGAGCTAATGCTTTTACTGATCAACTATCTGAATCAATATCTCCTTTAGCAATGTCTTATCATTCAGGTAAGACTAAGAAACAAAGAGAATTTGCTTTAGATGCATTTAAAAATGATGTAATAAAAGTATTATGTTCAACAAAAGCATTAAATCAAGGATTAGATATTCCTGATGCTAATATGGGTATAATATGTGGTATAACAAGTAAATCTCTACCTATGATACAACGAGTTGGAAGACTTGTTAGATTTCAAGAAAATAAGGTAGGTAAGATAGTAATACTATATGTTAAAAATAGTCAAGAAGAGAAATGGCTTAAAAACTCTACTAAAAATTTGGATAACGTAATATGGATGTAAAAAATAATTAAATAAAAGTTTTGTATTATGAAAAAAATGTTTATATTTGTACTCACGTTCCGTTTAACTATAAAAGAATTTTTGATATGAAGATAGAAATAGATTTTGAAATACTGAAAGAAACTAATATGAGTTCTGATGATTTTACATATTTATTTATAATATATCGAAAAGGATTTAATTATTTAAACAGCCTTAATTTAAAACCAAACTTAGAAGAATTGGAAAGAAAAGGATATATAAAGATCGGTGAAAGTCCTGATAATCATGTTATTAGACAGGAATTCATCGATCTTTTTGTGTCTGATTTTGATTCAATGTTTGCAGAATTAATAAGCAAGTATCCTATGAAAGTCAATTCTTCTTCAAGAGGTGTTAGGGTATTGCATGCTAAGGATCCAGATGCTATGGCTAATAAAAAAGCTAGAATGAGGTACAAAAAAATTGTTGATAATAAAGTATATAAACATAAATATATAATGAAATGTTTAGATAAACAATTAGCAATTGAAAGAAATAACCTTGAATATTTACAAAACTTAGAAACATGGATTAATAACCATACTTGGGAAAAGTATGAAAACTTAGATGAAAATGCAATACAAAAAGACCCCCTTAAACCAAGAATCACAAGATCTTTATAAGAAAAGAGGTTTTAAAAGCATAGACCAATCAGTTACAACTTCTATTAATGAGGTTAGAACTGCTATGCTCGGTAATAGACCAGTCTTTCCAACTAAATGGGCAAGACTAAATAAAAACTTATTAGGAGGATTACAACCTGGTAAGATGTATGTAATTGCTGGTAGACCTGGAGTAGGTAAATCAGCATTTAGTAATCAGATGATATTTGACATATTAGATAATGAACTTAAAGAGAAAGTTATAGTATTATATTGGAGTTTTGAAATGCCAGGACACCAACAAATATTAAGAGCTGGATCAAAAGACGTTAAAAAACAAGTGTTAGATTTATTATCAGTAGAAAATAAATTAAGTGAACAAGATTATGAACTATATAAAGATAAAGTATCAAAATATAGAAGATATCCTATTCACTTTAATAATGTTCCTAGAACTATAGAATATATTAAGCAAACTAATGTAGACATAACAAATAATGATCCTAATCTTAGGATTATAAATATATTTGATCACTCAAGGTTAGTAGTAGGTAATGCAGATTCAGAACTTCAAAGATTAAATGAGCTATCTAAAGGATGTATGTGGATGCAAGCTAAAATGGGAGTTATAAATATATTATTATCTCAGCTTAATAGAAATATAGAACAGGAACATCGTGCTAAAGCACAATATCAACCACTGCTAACAGATTTATTTGGTGGTGATAGTATCGGACAGGATGCACATGTTGTAATGATGTTGCAACGTCCATACGATTTATATGGAATAACAGAGACATATTGCCATGAAGATCCAATAGGATTATTAGCTGTTCATGTAGAAAAGAATAGAGATGGTTTACTTGGTATGATACCTTTTGAAGCAGAAATGTCAACATTTACAATTAAAGAAAGGAAATAAAATGAAAGAAAAAGCAATAGAAATAGTTAAAAATTTAACTAAAACAATTAATAGTTTAGAACATAGAAAAAATCCTATAGGTTTAATTAGAAATGATATGTTTTCTTTACCAACAGCTTCTAAAGATAAACTTATTAAAAAAAGAGATGAACTAATAACTAAATATAATATAAAATGGAAATAATAATTTGCACAACAATATTTATTTTGGGGATAGCTGTAGGAATTTATGCAGCTTCTCAAATGGATGAAGATATAAATAAAAGAACAAAAAAATGATGTATATAGTATTAATTTTAACAGGAATATTTGCAATATGGAGCACACTTTATGTCTACTCTATAAAGAAAAAAGGAGTAAATAATATAATAAATAATATAAAAGAATATGAGCAAAAAGAAAGGAAAAACAAATGTAAAGTTAGCAGTTCTAAATGAAATTAATCATGTAGATAAACGATTAAAAAGATTTAAGAATAATGAAGAAGAAACTTCTAAATTAATGGCTAGACGTAATACACTAAGGAGTAAATTAAAAACTAAATAATGAATTGGAACAGTAAAACAAAACAATGGACAGATTTAAAATCTGTAACAGTAATTAGAATGGCTACAATTGCTAGAAAGTTAAAAGCTAAACGCATGTCAATAAAAAACATTGCAGAAGTTCTTGATAGAAGCGAGAGTAGAATTAGAGAATATCTTAAAACCAAATAATATGGAATTACCAAAAACGAAGGTAAAGGCTAGCCGTAAATCGCCTAAAAATATGATAATATATGGTCCTCCTAAAATTGGTAAGACTACTATATTATCACAGTTAGATGATTGTTTAATTATTGACTTAGAAAATGGTTCAGATATGATTGATGCTTTAAAAATTAAAGTAAATAATTTAAAAGAACTTGCTGATGTCGGTAGAGAAATAATCAAACAAGGAAAACCTTATAAATATATTGCTATTGACACTATATCTAAATTAGAAGAATGGTGTGAAGAAGAAGGTAAGAAAATTTATATGAAAACTCCTATGGGTAAAAACTTTGAAACTAAAAACCCTGGTATGTCAATACTATCATTGCCTAATGGCGCTGGCTATTTATATTTAAGAATGGCCTATAAAAAATGGATAGATAGATTAAACTTATTAGCGGATCATGTTATCTTAGTTGGACACCTTAAAGATAAAATGCTTGAAAAGAAAGGTAAAGAGGTTGCTGTAAAGGATCTTGATTTAACTGGTAAAATTAAGCAAATAACCTGTGCTAATGCTGATGCTGTTGGTTATATTTATAGAGAAGAAGAAGAAACTATGGTTTCATTTAATTCTATGGATGATATAACTGCAGGTTCAAGATGTGCACATTTAAAAGGAGAGACCATGCCTATGAATTGGTCGGATATATATATAGATTAAATTAAACAAAAATGATTGAAATGAGAAAAAATGTAGAAGCAGGGAGAACCCCTGAAAAAATTACCGTATCAATGATCGATCAGGATCTTAAAGACGGTATTAGTAAACCAGAAATGGCAATTAAATATGGTATTAAACCATGGGAAGTAGATGAAATGTTTAAACATCCATTTCTTAAAGGTAGAAGACCTAGTAGAAAAAAAGCTTTATCTTTTAGCTTTGTAGATGATATAACAGAAGACAGAATAAAAGAAACTGGTACTGTTATAGATAAAGATATACCAGGATTTGAAGGAACTAAAGAACAATTAGAAGAAATAGATCCTAATCAAATGACTTTAGAAGATGCTATACAAGATACTATAGATGAAACTGAAAATCTTGTTAATAAAGCAAAAGAAACTAATGATTCTATTGTAGATTTACTTGGCCCTCATACTCAGACTCCAGAAGAAACTATTAAAGAAGCTGCAGAATGGACAGCTAAAAATGAAGATGGAGAAAAGATAGAGTTAGATCAAGAAGATCAAGATACACTTAATGATGCTTTTAATACTTTCGTAAATGAAGATGGAAAAACATTAAAAGAAACTTTTGACGAAGAGTTAGAAGATGAAGACGATGACACGTTTGAACTATAAATTAATAATAATTAAAAACAATAAAAATGGCAATACAAAGTAATGCAAGTACAGAAGAAGTTATGGGGGGAATGAAAACATTCTCAGGTTTAACTAATGTAAAAGTTATAGCGGTAAATCCAACATTAGCAGAATTACATGCTGTGGGAATTAATGTTAAACAAGAACCTAATTATAATATTACTATGGGAGATGAAGAATATAAGAAGATTGTATTCTGGTTAGAAAATTCTGACGGTAACTTTAAATTAGAAATATTAATGCAACCAAAAGAAAGAGTTTCACAAACTGGTAAATATCAATGGATGAATAATATTGGTCAATCTACTTGGTCTGAAGAAGAACCTACATATGAGTGGTGGAAAAAAGAAGGTCAAAGAAAAGCATATACAGGTGAAGAAACTCTTATTAATTTTGTTAAAGCTTGGGCTAACGTAGCATCAGGAGATGAAGTTTATTTTGATTCTATGCCTGCAATAGCTAATGGAACTTTATCAGAAGTTAAATCATTAATTTCTAGTTTACATACTAATGAAGTTAGAGTACTTATTGGAGTTAAAGATGATAAATATCAACAAGTATATACTAAACATTTTGGGCGAATAAAACCTCAACGTGATGATTTATTTGTTAGAGCTTTAAATGATGACTATGGTTCGTTTAATGCTGACTTTAATGCAGACCTTAAATGGGGAACACATGTTCCTTCAGCTACATTAGTAACTCCTGACACTATTAATGAAAATGAAGATTGGACAGCAGAACCTGCGATGGCAGGAAATGGTAAAACAGATGAAGACCTTCCATTTTAATGATTAGCTCAAGAAGCAGTCAAGATCATTTACATACTGATGTCATACTTGGTAAAATTACTGAGTATGACATTTTTATGTATTATTGTCCTAGTTTTAAAGAATTGGGTAAAAAATTTTGTAGTGAACTACGCGAAGATAAGACACCAACTGCATCTATTGTAGCGTGGAACGGAAATTTACTTTATAAAGATTTTGGACATCCTGATCATACTTTTAATTGTTTTAGTTATGTACAATTTAAATATAATTGTACATTTATAAATGCTCTTAAAATAATTGATTGCGACTTTAATCTTAATTTAAGTACTAAAAAAGAAGAATCTTTATTTACAATGGGATATCTTGGATACAAAAGAAACCAACCTGAATTTACTGAAAGAATTACGATAATTAAAAAGAAACGCAGATCTTGGAATAAAGAAGATGCGAACTTTTGGCGAAAATATTTGGTAAGTAAAAAAATACTTAATACTTTTGCAGTTGAACCAATAAGTCATTACTGGGTGAATAACAACAGATTTACTTGTAAATCAATAACTTACGCTTTTAAATTCAAAAATCGATATAAAATCTATTCTCCTTATGAAGAAAAAAATAAGTGGTTAAGCAATACAAAAAAGACAGACATACAAGGCTATAACCAACTCCCGAATAAGGGTGAGAGACTTATTATTACTTCTTCACTTAAAGATATTATGTGTTTATATGCTGCAGGCTATCATTCGATTGCTATGCAAAGTGAAATGCAAATACCAGATGAGAAATTAATAAGTGAGCTTAAAAATAGATTCAATACAATAGAAATTTTATACGATAACGATTT